CACATGAAAAAGAAAAGACCAGCATCAAAGGCAATAAGTAATGCTAGTTATGTACTTTACATAAAAAGGTGTCGCACACAAATCTACACTATGACACTAAGGGAACTTTTTATAGAAACATTGAGTATTTTTATGAAAAAATCCGTATATTATAATATTGTCATTAAATACTTTCCTACATTTATAAGAGTATTAATCTATCTACTCATAGCAATGTTAAGTATTTTCTTCTGGCAATTCCTCATATCCTTCCTCACTTAATAGCAATCGCACAAATGTAAGTATAGCATAAGGGTCCTTCGGGGCCCTTTTTGGTTTAAATAAAGGAGTTAAAATGGCAATTTTAAAGAAAAAAGAATGGTCTTGTAATGGTATGCTTTGGGACCATAATGATGATTTACCTGAATGTGATGAATGTGGTAAAAATGCAGAACAAACAACTTTATCATCAAATGGATATAGTGGGGGTGTTATATGTGGAGATGCAGAATGTTGGAATGACTATATGATGAATTATGTATTTACTGATATTATAGAATCTACTGATATATATGTTTGTGATAGCTGCGAAACTACAGATAATTTAAAGTTTAAATGTCTAAAAGATGAATGTTTAGAATAACCAATACCAAAAGGAGGCCAAAATGGCAAAAATTAGTGAAACACAAAGAAATTACTTTATTGCTAGAGTTAAAGACTCTATAGGTGAAGAGATAAATATTATTAGACAGAAAAATAGTCTAAATATAGCTAAAGCAACAGAAAAAGGCTTTGGAAAATATGTAAAAGAGCTTGGTGTAGATAAAATGTTGTCAGAATTAAAGAAAGTTTCTGAACGAAAAGACTATTTACACGAGACATTATCAAATGTAGCTCATACAATATCAAGATATGAAACCTTCTATAAATATGAAGATTACCGTCAATTCTTTATGAAAGAAGCTAGGAACATTGCAGATAAACAGTTTTCTAAGACTAAAGAAGGTAAGCGTATAGCTGAATTACAAGAATTAGAAACTAAAGCTGTTGATTATCTATATGGCTTGAATAATAATAGTGAAATAACACAAGGATTATGCGAAATACTTAATCCAAAAGGTGTTAAGTTAATAGAATCTTAGTCTAGAGTTAGAACCTCAAGGTTAACCATAAAAACTGGGACAATGGCAAGCGAGGGGCACCAGTCTAGACTATTAATTTGCCTGTGTATAATCTTAATTAAAAACAATTAAGAAATGTTAGAATTAAGCTACTAATTATTGCACAGGCATCAATTTAGAATAGTATGTAACTAGTTTAGTAGCAGTCCTGAGAAGTTACACTAAGTTTATTCCAGGAACTCATGTAATAGCCATAGCACTTAGTGAAGGTATTGAGCACTACTATTAAACGAAAAAAAAGCTAATCTAATAACTTGAGAATCAGTAATTGGTCCTGTAAGTCCCGAAACATAGGAATGAAAGGCAATGGAATATGTTACACTAAACAGGTAGAGCTGAGATTCTCAATAATTTAAGCAAAAGGTTTCGCCATGTACTTGAGTCGACTGGATTTCTAGACCTTAGACAAGAATAGAGAAGTCTTGAGCCTTTTGCTTAATAATTTCAAATAAGGAGGTATTATGACACTAGATGTAATAGTAGTTAAAGTATTTCTAATCATGTTGCCTTTTAGTATGGAAGCAGCTAATTGCTTAAATCCACATTATAATGGTGAGTATGAGAATGTAGGATTTGTATGACAGTGGTATGCTGATGACTTTCAGGTTGCTGAAAGAAGAATATGGAAAGAACCTAAGCGTTACACTCTTAAGTATTATGATGAAAATGATAATTATATAGAGAGATTAATGCGAAAGCGTTATTGGAAGATTAAAAATAAGAAAAATATGGAGGCTTTATATGAGATACCAGAGCAAGATAACGATAAGCTTACTATACAACAATGACAAACCTCTTTCTCGATTTGAACTAAAAGAGTTAGTTGAGAAAAATAAAGGTATGTTTGAAAGTATTGAAGTTATACCTATAGATATTGTCAATTGGAAAACAGAAGAAATAGGAGATGATGATGAGTAAAGAAGATAAAGAATCATTAGGTCGCATGTTTGAATTGAAGAATTCACCTAGTCCTGATGGAACAATAGGATATAGAAGTAAAGCTTCAGTAAGAGTAAACTTAGATAAAGAGATAATTACATTATTAGACTTAGAATATTCTTTCTTAGAAATAATAGATATAGCAGATTTATTGAGAAAGTATTTAAAAAATAAGTAATTTATATAAAGATTTATCTATTATAATACCTTTAAATTTAGTATATTTTATACACGATATAAGCCAATTTTATATCAAAATCCAAGGATATTATGTTAGAAGAATCAACTATAGAAGATATTGTAATTCAGAGCTATATAGATTTATATGCATCTATGGTTGCTCAAAATAAACCTCAAAAGCAAATAGATATTATACAATCTAGGATGCTTGAGTTAATCAAACGTAAACAAAACAAATAACCATAACAATCATATTATACTATTTATAGTTGTAGGATTGTTGTCTCAAAAGGAGTACTATGAAAATACTATTATTTGATTTAGAAAGTGGTAGTAAAACATTAGGCAATCCAGAATCTATACAAAATGATTTTGGTCTTCCTGTGTTATCACCTTCTAGTTTTTCCCAGTTTCAAAATACCATATCTCAATTATATACTGCAACATCTGAAGAAGTTATAGTAAAGGTAGGTAGCTTAGAAGTAAAAGAAGAACGTAATAAAACTATACCTAATGGTGATTTAAAAATAGATGCAGTTATAATAGATACTGTTTCAGAATTATCTAAGAAATATCAAAGAAGCTTATTAGATAAAAGTGGTGTAATGCAATTACAATCATGGGGTAAATTAAAGAATAAACTTGATGGTATGTTAGAATATGTCACAAGATTACCTGGAATTGTTATATGTAATTGTCATAGTAAAGTTCAAACTATGGATGATGGAACAACTAAAGTATTGCCATATATAGATGGCTCTACTAAAGAAGATATAGCTAAATGGTTTGACTTTGTATTATATACTAAGACAATAAACACACCAAGTGGGAAGAATAAGTATATGTGGCATGTTAATCATACCAGTATGTACGCCCACGCTAAAGATAGAACACAATTACTAGAATCTGAAATCGAGCAAGATTATCAGACAGTAATAAAAGCAGCAAAAGAAAAAGGATTTGATGGTGCTAAGATTCTCATTATTGGAGAGCCTGGAACTGGAAAGACTTATTCTTTGCGAACCTTAAACAAAAAATCAGTAAATAAAGCTCCAGAAGTAAAGACTAATGTCAAAGCTAATGGTGTTGCATCTACTGTAAATCCATAAATAAAGGAGACTTTGATGGCTATTAAAACAATGTCTGCCTCAACAGGTGGAAATGGTCAATATAGTAGTGGTTGGCATGAGTTGACAATCTCTAAAGCTGAATATGGTGTATATAAAAGCCCTAATGGGGACAAAAGATACATTGATGTTTGGTTTAACGATTATCCTCAAAACATGAACTTAAGGGTTTATGAAACCGTAGCTAAACAGTCTGGTGAGGAATTTCGTATTGCTAATTTATTCAAGTATGCAAATGCTGGAATAATTAGTAAGATGGATGACCCTACTGGAAAAAGACCAAGATACCAATATGATGATGAGGCTAGTGGTCTTGTAGGAAAGAGAGTAAATGTCTATTTCTACAAAGAAACTAAAACAGGTAAAGGATACTCACGAATGTTTGATAATATAGCTCCTGTGGAACAAGAAGGCGAAGTAATTTCTTATTCTGCTGATGCTGTTAATGCAATCAAGAGTGGCGTAGAAGCAAACTATCTAAGATTACACGGAAACAATTCTGCTAGTAATGGTTTTGCAAATACTACACAAGGTAGTAATTCTGACTTAGATAGTGCTCCATTTTAGTTTGTTTAAGTAATCATAATAAAGGGGGTTTAGCTCTTAGTTAAGCTCCCTTTATAACCAATGGAGGAAATATATGATAAAAGAGTATGCATTTGGATTAGCAAACAGGCATCATTTTGGAGATACAAGTGATATTGAGAGATATGCTGGAATGGCTGAAGATACTTTTATGTCTTTATGGGACTATGATAATAATGTTGTTGATTATGTGAAAGAAAAGAATAAGATAGCAGGTTATGATGGAATGCTATACATCCCCGATGAGTTCATTCTTGATATTGATGGCTCTAATCCTGGAAGAGCTAAAGAAAAAACAATTGGATTGACAATACTGTTAGATGATTTAATGATACCTTATAGAATATATTTCTCAGGTACAGGATTTCATCTTGGTATTCCAGGTGAAGCTTTTAGATGGAAGCCATCTCCTGATTTACATTTAAAGGTTAAAGATGAATTAAAGCTAAATGGAATTTATGAATATGCAGATTCTTCTGTCTCAGATAAAACTAGATTAATTAGAATAGTTAATACTAGAAATAGCAAATCTGGCTTATGGAAAATTCCTTTAACTTCAAGTGAATTGCATGGACCTATAGATGATATTAAAGAACTAGCTAAAACAAAAAGAAATACATTTGAATGGACTTCGTTAGAATGTGAGCCTGTTTTTGATGTATTAGAAAGAAAAACAGTAGCTAGTGAAAAGACTTTTGAAAAGGTTACATTAGGATATAATCCAGACCCTTCTTGGTATCCTTGTGTGCAAACCATGATAAGTGGTTCACCTCAAGGTTCAAGGCATCAAATAGCATTAAGAGTTGCAGCTCACTTTAGATGGAGATTTGCAGAGCATGTAGTAAGATTGGTTATGGAAGACTGGAGACAAAGAGTTGACCTAAAATCACACCCATTTACTAAAGCAGAGATGGATAAAATAGTCACTGATTGTTATGAAGGTCATGGTGGAAATGGATATAATTATGGATGCTCAGATGAATGGATGGACCGTCATTGTAAATCTACTTGCAGATTATTTAAAGCAAAGAAATCTCATGGCATGATGGATGCAGCAGCTATGGAAAAAGAACTTGTAGAATTTCTCAGTAGAGATGACAATCCTG